ATTGTATTTCACGTACAATAACCAGGTCCGATATTCATTAATCCATGAGGACGAGATTCATCACCGAATATTGGCTTTCACATCGGAAACCTCCGGTGCGAGCACAAGCGCAAGCATTAGCACGAGCATTAAATACAAAATCAAGAACCGGATCATCAAAAGCATCCAGCAGCGCGATATTCTATTGTCAATCCCCGAATCTCGCACCATCCAAAATGTAATAGGGCAATTTTACCCCGCGCTCTTCCGCACCCGTGATCATGCCAAGTATTTCCTCACCATTCTCGGCGATGTTCTTCTAAAAAAATCCGCGCCCCTCATTTACTTCATCCCACCCGTCGCAAAAGAGTTCATTAAAGATCTAGGTGGAGAGTGTTATTCCCTATTCGGATCAGGATCAAATGCGTTCACAACAGCATTCAAGTTCAAATATTACGAGCATCAGTATAATGATTGCCGAGTCGTGGATATTCATGCACCATCGAGTGTACTCATGGCACAGGTTGCGTCCGGTTCCGTGTCCGTATTCTCTCGAAACGCCGGGTTCCGGCTCTCGCACATGCCCGATCTAAAATCCGCCGTCATCGATCTCTTCTGTGTCGCCGCGCATTATTCGCACCGGTTCAGTAGTGCAGACGATTTCTTGCATCTTCATTGTAAGACCCCGGAGGTACCTACTCACGCATGGTTTTTACGTGAACGCACGGACCAGCAAATCATCACTGAGTTCGTGAATTATGCGACCGAGCCTGCATCCACAAATCACGATATTTCAATGACAAACATGCTCTATCTCTGGAAAATGTATCTCTCGGAGTTTCGTTTACCAAGCATGTTTTTTGCCGCTACCCTGCGGGCGAAGTTGGCAGAATACGCGGGAGCAACGGATCTCGTTTTCCCCAATCGCACGAGCCGTTATCTCCCCGTCGTCAGTCAGTTTCGCCAGTTTTGGGGTGAGCACTGTGTCGTAAACGATACAGAAATAGAGTTGGAAATCGACGAACTTTCAACTCTATTCAAGGACTATACTGCAGCAGCGGGGTCCGCGTCTGACGCCACTCTTCTCGGCATTCTGCGTCATTTTTACCCGGATATTGTCATCGAAGACGATAAATATATCCTGAATGTGGGGTGCAGTCTTTGGAATAAGAATGCCGAAATCAACGAGTATTTGTTTCAATTCAAAGATCAGTGTGTCGCGAATAATCACTCGTTTCCGCAACCGTTATACAATGCATATGAGTATTATTGTGGGCGATGCTATGCAGTGTCAAAGCGGCGCATTATTAGCAAGCGGTATTTTGAGAAGTATTTCATGGAGGAATACGCGGAATACCTCGATGAAAACGGGATGATTACGATCAAATGGTGGGCGTCGGATGATACAAATATTGAATCTAAATCTGGCGACGGTAACAACAGCGACGACAGTCATGACGGTCACGAGAGCGATAACATCGACTACGACGTTCCAGAGCACACTTTATCATAGAAATTGTAAAGAATCGAACGTGATTTCTTCTTCGCTTCAGGATGAAACATAAATCCAAATACACGATTCTTTTCAAATTCAAATGCGCATGCATGTCGTCGCCCATCGCGAAACCGCGTAAGCCATGCAATCTCTCGAACACCAGCTTTAGTGGCCTTGGGTGTCATAACAGGTAAATCATGAAATTGAAAGTGTAAATTTTGGCCGCGTTCTTCTGCGTGGAAAATTCGATCGCTCGAGAGATCCAATTCAACATCTTTGCCACCAGGCCAGTAACTCTTGTATGTAATAAGTTCCCCACCATAATACATCATTAAAAATTGGCATCCATGACACATTCCTAAAATCGGCAACTTAGGAAAATGAAATATGTAATACAATTCCAATTCATAGTCGTATGGTTCATTTGTGGTAAAATACAATGGCCGTTTACCAGGAAAAATCAAACCAACTACATCTTTACGATGAATAATATCACGATTGCATGTTGAAACAGTTTTATATGGAATGTTACGATCATCTAATGTATTAAATATTTTATTTAGATAGTTAATCGCATTTGGTTTTTGTATAGTAATAATCAGAATCATTAAATAAAATTATGTTACCAGTTATAATATACAAATACAATATTTATTCCAACTGCGTCGATTACCGTCGCCCATCTCCTTCTATCCGCGAAATCCGCCCACCATCAAGATATATTTTCTTAGAAAATGTCGCAGCAATAGATGGATCGTGTGTAACTACAATGAGCGTAGTCTTCTTCGACATCTCGTTAATCATTTGAATAACATAATTCTTGTGAAATGCGTCAACTGCCGCAGTTGGTTCATCCATAATTGTAATCGGTTTATTGCTAAGATAGCTCCTTAATAAGTATACAATCTGTCTCTGTCCGCCACTTAATTTTTCACCGCGAGACCCAGCCATTGTATCGAGTCCTTCTGGTAGTTTTTCGAAAACCTCCATTATTTTCAAACGGTCAAGTATTTTGATCGCTTCTTCCTTTGGTATATTTGTACCGTAGCATATATTATCAAGAATAGAGCGATTGAATAACACGACCTTTTGCGATACAACTGATATTTTACTTCTTAAATGCGCGCGGCTGACTTGCTGTATATCCATGCCATCAAATAAAATCTGGCCCTCGGTTGGTTTGAAGAACCCGCACATAAGCTTTATTATGGTGGATTTTCCACTACCGTTTGTACCAATGATTGCAACCCGATCACGAGGCTTTATTTTGAATGACACATTATCCAATATTTTCGGTGATGATGACGATGATGACGATGACTCTTTGTTATCCGGAGAGAGAACTGCATCGATAGCATCCGTATTATTAGGATATTGAAACGATACATTTCTGAACTCTATATTTCCGGTAATATGGATATCCGTACTACGAGCGCTGATCTCGCCAGGACCGGGTCCGGCATTTTTAACTATTAATTTTTTTACATTTGCTTCATTTTCACACAACTTACCATATTCTGTAATAACCATCATACTTTGCTGTGATGTTGTTTTAACATACTTAACAAAGAATAGAATGATAATGATTAGTTTTATGGTATCAGAACTACTGATTTGTTTTTTCTTATATAACGTTAGTAGAGCATATACGAAAATCACAAGTAATACGGAGCCAAAGATGGATAATAAGAAACCTCCCTTGGAATTATGCCAGAGATGCTCTCCATGACTCACATCATACACATTATGTTTTGAGTTCAAATAATCCTTTTCATCATCGATTTTCTTAGTAGTTATAATACTTAATGAATTGCTTAATACATCATCGATGTACAAAAGTAGTTCATTTTCTTCATGTTCACGTTCTGAAGATGTAGCTTTGGTTTTAACCAACATGAAATAATAAAAAACGAAAAATACGGTAAATATGGCGAGTGTCAACAAGCCAATCCCCAAATTCACATAGCATATATATCCTATAATCAGAATCGTAGTTAGAATAAATGTTAAAATCCAATATACGAAAATACTAGTAAACGATGTAGCTGTATTTGGTATCTTCAATGCCTTTATGATGTGATTTGATACGTCTTCTTTATCATAATTCTCCTCATTATGCTTGAAAATAACATCAATGAGTTTGAATCGAATAAATTTTTCTAATTTTGGATAATAAATCTTATCAAAATAATTGCCTAACATGTATGCAACATCAATAAAAATATAAACGGCAGTCATTTTCCATAGGGTCGTAATTGATTCATTATATGCAAGATCATTAATTGCGGTAGTAAACTTTGTAAATAGATCAGACAATACAATCATCTCAATTGGATTACATATTAGCGTAACCAATATGGTAACGATAAGCCATATTTTATTATCTTTTACAAATTCTAATATATAACCAATTATGATGTTATCTTCCATACTACTAATATACCGAGATATAATAGTAGTACTATTAACTTATTTCAGTTAACTCCTCTTGGGAGTGTTGACGAGACGCGCACGCTTTCCAGTCTTGGCGTTGATCTTGATAGCGCCGAACTTGCCCTTACGAGCAGTGTACCCATACTTGCGCAGACGGTTCTCCTTCTTCGCGGTAGCGTGCTTCTTCGCAGAAACAATACGTCCGTGCTTGTTAAACACGAGTGCCGACTTAGTAAGACCACCAGGGGTCTTATAAGCGGTTCCGTGCCAAACCTGGGCGCGAGAACCCTCTAACATTTCATATCCCTTACCCTGAACGTGGTATTTGCCATCATGGCCGCGATCCAGTCGTTTCACCATTTTACTAAATTTGCTGTTATAATAAATCATTAGAAAAAAATGACAAGTGAAGTAATTAAAAGGAATTCGTGATCGGTGCACCAAAACCACCGGGAGCCCCCACCCATCGTCCAAACCGATTGAGGGTATTGACCGCATATAATTTTTTGACGTTTTTGGTTTCAGTGGCTACGCGGACGTTTTGCGCATAAAGCATTTTTTTCGTTATGCTTGTGTTATTTGTGGATGTTACCATTCCCGCATTCGGATTTCCTAATGACGGACATTTGAAATAAGGGGTTCTGGCATCATTTACAACAGTAGGGTTACCAGATGCGTCATATTGAACGAGCGCATCTCCGACGCGAAAGATATCGCTACACGTGAGACCCATACCATAACTGGTACGATATCTAGGAGCAGCGGGCATGATGTTACATACTCACTGTAAAATAAAATTGAAAGCAAGTTAAACGTTTCATTGTAATATACAGTACCCCTTCGTTAGAATCACTCATTACAAAATGCCACCTAAAGTTACTTCTAAATCTGCTGGAGGCGCCGCCGCTCCCGGTTCCGAAGACCTCCAGAAATATCAAAAGATGACAGATCTCGAACACATTCTCAAGAAACCAGATACGTATATTGGAACGAACGAACCGACTGACACAGTGGAATATGTAATGGACAGTACAGTTACTGCGCCCGAAAGTGGTGACGCCACCACCGCCGCCGCCGCTGATGCCCCAGCCCCTCCCCCAGCGCTAACCCGCCGCAACATCACCTACATTCCCGGTCTATACAAGCTCTTCGATGAAGGTATGGTAAACATGCGTGATCATGTCGTTCGTCAAGCGCAAGCTGTAGCCGATGGCAAACCCGACGCACTCCCAGTCACTACACTCGAAGTAGAGATCGACCCAGCTGATGGAACGATCCATATGACAAACGACGGCAACGGTATCGATGTCGCCCAGCACCCCGAACACAAGCTCTGGATTCCTGAAATGATTTTCGGTCATCTTCGTACTTCCACGAACTACGACGAGAACAAGAAGGAGAAAATCGTTGGTGGGAAGAACGGGTTTGGATTCAAGCTCGTCCTCATTTGGTCAGTTTGGGGACGCGTCGAGACAGTTGATCACGTCCGCGGTCTGAAATATATCCAAGAGTTCAAGAACAACCTATCTGAGATCATGCCGCCCATCGTCTCGAAATCCAAAGTCAAGCCGTATACCCGTGTTTCATTCCGACCGGATTACGCGCGGTTCGGACTCGCCAGCAACAATCTCACAGCAGACATGATCGCCTTGTTTCTAAAGCGTACTTATGATATCGCCGCCGTTACAGATAAGACTGTGAAAGTCAAATACAATGGCAACATCGTTCCAGTGCGTCATTTCCAGCAGTACGTCGATCTCTACATTGGCGCGAAGGGTGGCGAAAGCAGTGTCAAGCGCATCTACGAGAATCCCGATCCGCGCTGGGAGTACGTTGTTTGCCTAACTACCACGGATGAATTCGCACACGTGAGCTTCGTCAACGGGATCTACACTCCGAGGGGCGGGAAGCACGTCGAGTACATCACCAACCAAATCGTACGCAAGTTGGCCGAACTCATCAAGAAGAAGAAGAAAGTCGACGTGAAACCCAATACCATCAAGGAGCAACTCATGCTGTTCCTACGCTGTGATATTGAGAACCCGTCGTTCTCCAGTCAAACCAAAGACGAATTAGGTACTGCTGTCGCGAACTTCGGGTCGTCTTGCAAAGTGAGCGACGAGTTCATCGAGAAGCTTGCGAAGCTTGGTGTCATGGACGCAGCATGCGCGCTCACGGAAGTCAAAGAGACAAAAGCCGCGAAGAAGACAGATGGCGTGAAAACCAAGACGATCCGCGGAATCCCTAAACTCGTTGATGCGAACTATGCAGGGTCCGCCGACAAATCCGCGCAGTGTACAATCATTCTGTGTGAAGGTGATTCGGCGAAGGCTGGTATTATCAGTGGTCTAAGCAAAGAAGACAGGAACTTTATTGGAGTGTACCCGATGAAAGGTAAGCTATTCAATGTGCACGGCGAGACAACCAAGCGCATTTCGGAGAATCGCGAGATTGCGGAAATCAAACAGATTCTCGGTCTTGAAACGGGGAAAACGTACACTGCGGCAGATATTGCGACGAAGCTGCGTTATGGCAAGGTGCTTTTCATGACCGATCAGGATTTGGATGGTGCACATATTCAGGGTCTCGGGATCAACCTCTTCCAGATAGAGTGGCCGTCACTTACAAAGATCCCTGGGTTCATCGGATTTATGAATACACCGATTCTGAAAGCCCGCCGTGGTGCCCAGGAGCTTCTCTTCTACAATGACGGTGAGTTCGAGCACTGGAAGAAACAATTCCCCGGCGCAGTCGTACCTGCAGCTTGGAACACGAAATATTATAAAGGTTTGGGTACCAGTACTGGAAAAGAGTTCAAGGAGTACTTCGAGCATAAGAAGATGGTGTCCTTTGTGCATACCGGCAAAGAAAGCGATGACCACCTGGATATGGCTTTCAATAAGAAGCGCGCAGATGATCGTAAGGAGTGGTTGTCGAATTATTCGCGCGAGGCGTACCTCGACACATCGAAGCCAGAAATCCCGTATGAGGAGTTTGTTGACCGTGGTCTTATCCACTTCTCCATCTACGACAATGAGCGTTCGATCCCGAACCTGATGGATGGGTTGAAGATCTCGCTGCGTAAAATCCTGTACGCTGCATTCAAGAAGGGTGGTCTGAAATCGGAAATCAAAGTTGCGCAATTCAGCGGTTATGTATCCGAACACTCGGGCTACCACCATGGCGAGGCCAGTCTCAATGCGGCGATTGTGGGGATGGCGCAGAACTTCGTCGGAAGCAACAATATCAATCTATTCGAGCCCAATGGTCAGTTTGGTACCAGACTCAAGGGCGGTGAGGATTCTGCAAGCGAAAGGTATATCTTCACGCAACTCAGTCGGCTCACGCGGCTCATCTTTCGCCAAGAAGACGACGCTGTGTTGTCATACATCAACGATGATGGTCAGCTTGTCGAGCCCATGTACTATGCGCCGGCGATTCCGATGATTCTGGTCAATGGAAGCAAGGGGATTGGCACGGGATTTAGCACTGATGTTATCCCACATAATCCGCTTCAGATCATCTCATACATTCGCGCGATGCTCATGGAGGCGAGTGTTGGCGACCGTCCTACCATCGAGCCCTACTTCAAAGGATTCAAAGGGACCATCAAGAATATATCATCATCTGAATCACTGCCGAAATACCTCATCAAAGGCACGTACGAAATCGTTGCAGATCGTAAGGTCCGCATCACCGAGCTCCCGGTTGGAACTTGGACAGATGATTATAAGGAGTTTCTGGAGAAGCTGATGGAAGTGCCAGCGGCGTCAGACAAGGACAAGGGTAAGGGCGACAAGACAGCGTCAAGCACCCCCGTACTCAAAGAGTATAGCGATATGTCTACTGATTCCGTCGTGGATATCACAGTGACGTTTCATCCTTCTTACCCGCATACACCGAAAGACCTGCAGGCCGCGATCGTGGACGCTGATGCAGGAACAAACAAACTCGAGAAGCTTCTCGGATTATTTACAACGCAAAGCACGACGAATATGAATCTCTTCGACGCACGTGAGAAACTCCGGAAATATGCAACGATCTACGATATCATCGAGGATTATTACGTAGAGCGTCTGGCCCTTTACGCCAAACGCAAGGCGTCGATGCTTGCACAACTTGCGAATGAACTGCGTGTCCTGAGCAACCGCGCCAAGTATATTCAGGAAGTGTTAGACGACAAGCTGGAGCTTCGCAGGCAGACGAAGGAAGCGATCTTTGCAAAGATGACGGAGCATGGGTACGAGCACATTGACGGAGACACCGAATTCAAATACCTCTTAAAAATGCCGATGGATAGTGTGTCGGATGAGAATGTCCGACATCTACTCGCAGAGCGTGATACGAAGCGCGCGCAACATCAGGCTCTCCAAGAAACATCAATCGAGGCGTTATGGACCCATGACTTGGATGAACTGGAACAGGAGTATAAAAAGTGGGCGACGGCGGCAGCAGCTACGGCGACGGGTTCGACATCAAGTGCAGCAGGAGGCGGTGGCGTCGCAGTAGCGACAAAGAAGAAGATCGTCATGAAGAAGGCGTAAGTAATAAGTAGAGAGGTATACGAATAGTAATGAATAATAATAAAGTTAATTTTTTATTATTATCCCACATCCCAGATGCCAGAGAGAGCAAACTAGAACCACGGCTTCAACTCCAGTGTCTTATGCTTATAGTCCGAGAAATTTGGCCGCGCGATCGGTGTATACATGTTAGTCACATCGCGTTTATACTGAATGTAGCCCTCTGCCTCTCCGTGAACCCGAGGAATACAGTATTCACCCACGAGTTCATTCAACTCTATAATCTGCTGGCGAATATCAACCGGCGAATTCGTAGAGTTCTGAAGGTAGATTGTGCGCATAATGATTCGCAATGTATCGCAGTCTTGTTCGCCTATCACATACTTTCCACGAGAACGCAAGTATACACCAGCGCGGATTAAATTTTGGACAATCTGCATATTCTCTTTGCTAAAGAATGCATTCGAAAGTGGTGAATTCTCCCAAATTCCATTCAAAGCATCACGGTAGGTGACGCATTGGTGAACCGGGTTTTTATCGTAAAGTGCAAACTGGTCTTGCACAGATGGAGAAACGATATCTAGACGGCCATTTTTTGGTTGTCCGATAAACGTTTCTTCGGGAAATGTACGATAGTCAAAACGATTCATTAATTATTCTGTATATTATATAGAATATCGTAGATTTTAATACATAATAATTATATACATTACAAATGGATTTCACATCAACTAGTAAAAATACAGGTTCTTCTGCATTCGGAAGTTCGTCATCAGGTCCTAGTGATAGTGGTGGCGGCGGAATGTTTAGCGGATTTATGAATCTATCCATTCAAAAAATGGTTCTTTTACTTGCAATTATCGCGTTTTTTATATCAGTAGGAACTGTTGCAATTTTATTATGGAAGTCAAAAAGTGCGCAGAAATGGCCCCCTGAAATATCAAAATGCCCGGATCGTATGACCTATGATGAATCAAAGAAAGAATGCACTGACACGTATGGATTATGGAATAGTACTAAAACATTAACACCTGAAGCGACTGACTGCACAAACTTCGGTTCATATAAAGAACTAAAATACGATGGAGATGGAATGACTGGTGATGATAATGCGTACGTTCCATGGGAAGGAATATTTGATGGTGCAAAATCGCGCGCAAGTTCGCTGAAATGTATGAGCTAATTGCTCTGACTACACGATGGTTTCATAAACTCCACTCACACTATGGTTCTATTCATTGACATAAAGTACATTATTTTATGTCAGTCTAAGCATAAGTGCTGTATATGTAATATTTACATACGGAAACTCCCAGGTGCAGCACCGGAGGCCTGTTTTGCGACTGCCGGAAGTGAATCAGATGGAGATCCTGTTCCAAATGTACCAGCCTTCATGTTGCTAGTAACGCACATGGAGTAAAACAAACGGGATTGGAAGTACATCAAGCCGTACACCAAAATCATCAAGAATGAATACATTCCACTCATGAATGTTATTTTTCCCCTAAATAAGAGAACGAGTGACGAGAGGAAACCCAAACTAGCAACCGCCAAGAATATAAAATTCACAACAGTAAGCCAGTAAAAAAGTAAACAATAATCCTTATCGAGAGGAGCGAACAACTGCTGAATTGCCTCCATTTTCTGAATATACCCAGTTATAATATATAAAAACAAAAAAAGGTATTCAAATAGTGTCTAAAATCTCAATAATAGTAACAAGTAGATTTACGTTCACATGGAACTATCAAAAACGTCAATGACGAACATGAATTATACTCCATTCCTTGGACGAGAAACTATCTACAATAATATTCGAGATTTTCTTGCGTCATTTCAAAAAAATAAGACAGATCTCACATTCAAGCGAGGGGTCTATATTTATGGCGCACCAGGTACAGGAAAAACCGAGTTTGTCATTCGTTTATTAAAAGAATTAAATTACGACATGGTGAAATATGACGCCGGAGATATACGAAACAAATCTATCATTGACTCGATAACACAACACAATATATCCGACAAGAACATTATGTCTATATTCCAGCGTAAAGTTCGAAAAATTGTGGTTGTTATGGATGAATTAGATGGAATGAATAATGGAGACAAAGGTGGAATCACGTCGCTCATTAAACTTATTCGACCTAAAAAAACGAAGAAACAGAAACAAGAAGAAATAACAATGAACCCGATCATATGTATTGGAAATTACCACATCGATAAGAAGATCAAAGAACTCATGAAGGTATGTTATGTCTATGAGTTGAAAACGCCAACACCATTACAAATGGCACAGATCATCGATATTACAATGGGTGGAAGTATTGAAGCAAGTATGCGAAAGAACATCATTCATTTTGTCCAGGGTAATCTACGTAAGCTGGATGCTGTTGCCGAGATGAGTAGAAAATCCAACACCATCCTTGCAAATAATATACTCCATGCCATATTTCAGCCAAAAACATACAATGAAGATATTAAAAAGATTACCGAAAAACTGATGAATACCGAGTATTCCATTTCTGAACATAATGTCCTCATAAACGAGACGGATCGAACAACGATTGGATTATTATGGCATGAAAACGTGATTGATGTATTAGAGAAAATGCCCATCGCCGTTTCCGCACCATTTTATAAGTTGGTCCTTGATAATATTTGTCAAGCCGACTATTTTGACCGTATTACATTTCAGAACCAGATTTGGCTTTTTAATGAACTGTCATCACTCATTAAGACATTCTATAATCATTATTTGTATCACAAGACATTTCCTAAGAAGGCGCGGTTTCATCCAACCGAAGTACGGTTTACGAAAGTTCTTACAAAATACAGTACAGAATATAATAACCAACTATTCATACAGAACTTGTGTATGCAGTTGTCAATGGACCAGAAAGACCTATTCGCGTTTTTCTTGACACTAAAAAAACAACATTCAGAGGATGAAATACCAAAAATATTAGAAATGTATGAGATTACAAAACTGGATGTAAACCGTATTTATCGGTATTTAGACAAATATATGGAAAAAATGGATCCGATATCCATTGGCTCTAGCAGTATATGTGAAAATGAAAATGATTTGATTGATGGAGTATAAATTATCATGTTTCGTTATTGTTGTTGTTGCGTTTGAATAAACCCAAAAAGATATAAGGATTATTTAGAAACATTTCGTTCGCTTATTTAATATGGGTGCATCTATTTCATTGGACTCCAAATACCGTTTGATCCTGACTACGGAGGTGGAATGTATTTCTGTAAATCCAGAATCTTCCGCCACAAAAAATAAGTCTGGTGGTGCAAACAAAAAGAAACACAATAAACGTCACCATAGCGAAAGCGGAAGTGATAGTGATGCCAGTAAGAGTGGCAGTGAAAGTGATGGCAGTGAAAGTGATGGTAGTGGTAGTGGTAGTGACAGTGGGAGCGAAAGTGACGGTGATAAGACGTACACTGTGAAACTTACTCCTGAAATCATCAGTTATATTCGAAGTTATATTCGTAAGAACCAGTTTTTGGATGAGTTTGATTTGATAACAGAGATCGAGCTTGATAAATATAGCCACGCTCCCGGGGCCGCTTTAGTATTCAACTCAGATTCAATTGCATTCATGACAAATAATCAGACATTAGAAGCTGTTGGTGAGTGGGAATATATTGAACCTGAAAAGCCGGTTGTTTCTTCAAGTAAGTCCAAATCCAAAAATGGACGTGGTCGTGACCGTGATCGTGACCGTCGCCGTGACGATGATGACGATGATGACCATCGCGAAGAGTCTACGTACAAGACAAAAGAGGACGATCTTCCGCATTCAGAAGTTGAAAGTATTCTTACTGAGAAGTTTGAGGAATACAATAAGACTCGTGAGTTTATTATTCATGAATCAAAGAATAGCTTTCTCGTGTTACTTATCAAGTCAGTAGAACTTGTAAAGGCCTAAAACACTAATAATATTATATCGATCGTATCGTATGAACGATATAATAATTTGTAAAATCATTACATGTAAATTGTTTCTGACTGTATTACTGTCTGGGTGGGTACTTCAGGCGTCGTCATTTTTGACTCGGATAAAAGATCATATTTCGCTTTAAGTATGCGATGTTCCTCTTTCAGTTCAGCAAGTTCTTTATTTCTCTGATCCACGTCTGTCTGTAATTGTTGAATAATCTGTACGACTTGTTGGTTATTTAATGCGACTGGCTGTTGACCTGGTTGCTGTAAAATGATTTGTCCGCCAGTGCCACCCCCACCCCCATTTGCCGCAGCTGCCGCCGCATCTTCTGCCATTTTCGCGCGCTCTTTTTCCAACTGAATCGTTTGTGCAATAACATCCGGCTTCATTTCAGGACGTCCTGGCGCATAATTTTCCAGCAGCTTTTCCAGCTCCACCATATAAAATCGACGAAGAGTATGATCTTTGATGAAATCCATCACCTTTTTCGGTGAATCACGTACAACGTCCGGATTCGCGTTCACTAAAAGTTTACGCTTATCAAACGTGTTGTGTTCATGTGAGAACACCAAAATCACCTTCATTGGATCCAATTGGACAAATGGAACCGTATAATCTTTCAAGAATGCACGCTCTTCGGCCAAACATGCATCATCATTATATCGGTTATTTTTGAGTAGTTTACGCTTGAATGCGAATGTCCCTGCTGTTGCATGATTCGGGCCATAGGGACCAAACCGCTTCATTTGACCAATATGTTTGAAATAAATGTATATCTCACTTGAACCAGCGCATAATGCGTCGGGATGTGTAACGAGCATATGAACCGCATGAGATACACGCTGGGGTGGATAATAGTCATCATCATCCATGTACACTAGAATCTCACCGCGCGATTTTTCGTGAAGTAAATTTCTCTTCTTTCCTAATGTCATTTTTGTATCATATTTGAAATATTTGACGCGAGGGTGGGCCACGACGAGATCTTCGATTGGATCTGTGCCATCATCAATAATAATCCATTCCATTCGATCTTGTGGATAGTCTTGGTTATTGAAACATGTAATCATCGCATTTATAAAAGGGCGACGATTGAACGTTGGTGTACATACACTTACAAAAGGATACGCTTTGAAGTATTCAGGTGTTGACTTTTCAGGCACACCAGTACCACCTGTTGCTCCAGCCCCAGCCCCAGCCCCAGACGATTTTTTATTCTTACCCATTATTCTAGTATCGTACGGTATGTCGTATAAAACAATATATTACTTTATACGAGAAATTGTTTATGTTGTTTCTATAACCTCACACGGTTGGACTCCAATTTTTGAGTGTATTCACGAATTCCATAATACCTTGCCAATAGTGAGATAAATACAAGACAAGCAACATCAAAATCACAATTGCTGCAATATTCAAATCAAGATATTCAAATGCATAGAACATTAACGTCAAGTTAAAAAAGAAGAAAATAATCGGAACATGTTTGGCATACAATTCGCGGTACTGGTCCCATTGAAACAATGGATAAATAAAGAATGTTCCTATGAACTGAACCAATTGCACAAAGAACGAAATAATCGGGAATATACCAAAACCAAACGCTGTAAATAATGACCATAATGAACCACCAATAAATTCTTTACGGTTATTCGTAGGATTCAAAATCATACCAATCACGCAAGTAAAAAAAGGTCCACCCATCAACACAAATCCGCCTAATAGAATAAGAACAAATGGCATCAGCAAAAAGATCAATGGCGAAACAACACTATATAACTCCTTGGGTATATTCTGGTATATTTTTGTAATACTTTTGAATAATGCTATCAACATAGCTCGATCAGATGAAAATGAAAAGATGTAAGCGTTGTTGATCCATTGCTTGAAACGCGCTTTAATAAATTCCCAGTGAAGTAAATTTACTTGCGTAATCCCTTCTTCTATACTTTCAGTTACCATATCTACTTCTTCTTTTGATAGACAGAACCACTTGAATACGTATGTATCAAGAAGAATTGCAGCTTTCAGGTATAGTTTTTCAGGCGTTTCAAGTTTTGGATTATCGGCAATACCTCCAAACTTATCATCACAATCTTTCGCTTCACATGATGTGTATTCATTTGTATAGCAATACGGCCATTCGTCTCGTTCTGTTGGAAATAGTTTTTCAAGATAAAGACTATTGTTTTTAATGCTTTCAGGTGTACAGTAAAAGAGTATATTTATGCAAAGAACCGAAATAATAAGTGTTTCGATAAAGAGAGCGAGAATACTTAATCCAAACTCTTTCAGCGCATTCAGATCAAATAGTGATTTTGGTTTTGCTTTCACCTTTGGTTTCTCCTCTTCTTTTTTCTTTTCATCTTTTTTTTCGCCTTCTTGATCGCCTTCTTGATCGCCTTCTTGATCGCCTTCTTGATCGCCTTCTTGATCGCCTTCTTCTTCATCGCCTCCAAACATTCCACCACCATCGCCTACTTTGCTAAAAGTGCCTCCCTCCTCTTCTGCATCGAGATCTTTTTCTTCTTCGTCGCGATCCTTTTCTTCTTCGTTATTAAAGTCCATTGGTTAACTATGGAAGTTATATATACAAGAGAATATTATCAACGTTGATCACCGCGCATACATTAATCCGCAATTTCCCGATGTAAACGTAAGTATATTATATCGTTCCTCCAAAATATGAAAATCATAACTATATAGATAAATATTCACGTTTGGCTTATTCATGCCAATAATCTCTCGAGTGTTTGGATTACAAATCACTTTTACTTCGGCAGCAGTGTCCAACGGCGGATATATCGTCGAGAGTTCTAACTCTATTTGATTAAATTTGCTCATATTGATTGCTCCACTAGGTTGAAGATCAAATGGATCAGAATTCAAACAAAAATTATAACAGTAAATACCAGGTCTTGCACTACCGCGCGTACGCGTATATTTTTCCACGTAGTTATAGACACCTGCATCTAGTAAATTCTCTCGATACTTCCCATTAAGAGATATCCCGAGCTGTTGCAAAATGTCGCGCTCGTTTTCCGACTGAAAATCGCCCGTAATATGAAGCCCTGTAAGACGTTTATCACGAGGGTTGATACCCGGTCCAATTCCATTCTTTGGACCATTCTTATCAAGGTAATAACGATCAAGTGGAAAATCTGCTCGGTCTCTCCATGCTTGCGTTTGAAGATCACTTGTTGCAGTAACTACTTCACTAAACATCGATGGTCGCCATTCATCGTCCGTCGGTGCAGGAATAATGTCATATGGTAGATAATTATACGGCCAGTTCGTATAATTGCTCCACTCGTTACGAAGGTTAACGTCGCTTCGTTGAAAGAACATTGTCCATGATGATACCATACCCATTGAGTTCTCTATTTTGAGTTTCTTACTTCCAGTTACATCATGATATGTCCAATCATAATACGATTTGATCAAGTACTTTTGTTGGTTCGCTGCAAAGACCTTGGATTCATCATCCGAGAGAAAGCAATATGTCGCCATCAAATGAACATCCGCATTCCAATCAGTGCGACTACTCGGATACAAATTCTGAGATAAATCAATACTTGGAGGGGGGTATAAAAACCGCCACATTTGATGAAGGGGGTTTGTGAAGTCCGGCTGGACGACGGGCCAATAATTACCTGGATCTGTCACATCACGTATGGTGAATAGTTCTTTCACAGGCCGAAGTGTTACGTCGATTTGAAGTTGATTGTATTGAAGACAAACCAGCGGAAATGACATTTTCGAAGACAAGGTAAACCATGCATTAATCGGAATGTATATTTTTCTACCGCGAATCGACGGCTCAGCTCCAGCTACATTACCGGTTCGATATGCATTTGGGTATTGGTTCAAACGCGCACCAGAACAACCGGGGTTATAAAGTTCGGGAACATGACCGGTCATTTGATTATACAACTCACGCTTCGATGCATCAAAGTCACGTTCCATGATCGCCATCAAGTTATTCCCAGAAAATCGTTGAAGAACCATTCCACCAACAGAAATCACAATCTCTTTTACCATTTGCGTTCCTAAGTGTTCAATCCATCGAAACTCATAAGGAGCCCACATATCTTCAAGACGCGCCGGAGGATGAATCGGACTCCAAATCGACGGTAATGTTACACATATATACGTATCCATAAGTAGTTCAGCATACCTAGGAATATAAAAGGTGAATTTGGATTCTTCTGTCAATCGTAGTTTCTTTTGGCCATCGAAATCAATTCTAAACTTTTGAAGACCAAAATTCGTATATTTAAGATAGGTGCTTTTAAAAAATGACTTCTTTGGGTTTCCATTCAAAATAACATTTTGATTGCCTGTGGCGATAAGGTTCAATAAGCCACCCGTCATTTAGTATTTTAGTATTATCTTGGTTGGTATACTTGTTATAACTTTATATAAAAATCTACTGACTCGTATATAAAAGTACAACTCGTATTATAAAATATACTTGTATATAAAATATACTTGTTATAATTCAAAATGAAAGGAGATCAAGTAGAATTCTTATTTATAGGTGTTATTATTCTAGGATTTGCGATATGGAAGATTTCTGAGATTGTTAAAACACGATGTCATCAAAAACAACAGAAAATACGTGAAGGTTTTATAGCTGAAAAAGAAATGAAACAAGCAAATCAGGCAACTCCAGCAAACCAGGCAACTCCAGCAAACCAGGCAACTCCAGCAAACCAGGCAACTCCAGCAAACCAGGCAACTCCAGCAAACCAGGCAACTCCAGCAAAACAGGCAACTCCAGCAAACCAGGCAACTCCAGCAAAACAGGCAACTCCAGC